ATTACATCTAAGGCGTGTGGGGCTTGGATGACAGGTGCGGCTGGCATGGAATCGAATGATTCAACGTCGATACTGGTTGGTGCGGTGAAGGAAGCAACCTCTTCCATCCCTAAAGCATTTGACTCAGGCCCTAGCGGGGCAGTGAGGCTGACACCAGTAGTCGGCACAGAATTTTGTAGAGCCGTATCAATGTCAAAGTCGTGAGTTACAGATGATGGGTTTTGACTAGGTGAAACAGCACCTTGATATCCCGGCGACATATTTGCGCCCGACATGGTTGCGGGGCCACCTAGTACACTAGAATGATCAGGATTCGGAGTATCATAGTATCCGTAATCAACATCATCGAGGGTATTCTGGGAGTCGTAATTTACACCAACAGAGGCCGCTGCGGGATCGAAGTTCGTGTTCTGCTGATTAGTAGACGCCCCTTGGATTCCAATTTGATTAAGGTTGCCGAAATCGAAACCGGGATTAAGATCGGCATCAGTCTGGTTACCACCATAATTTAGGCCGGTACTTGGATCATTATCCGGGTGATCCCCTGATGGGCTACCTTGAGGGCCACCACCAAATGCATCCGGCCCCATCCCATCTTCGCCTGAAGAATCTTGCCCACCGCCCTTTCCTTGAGCCATGACTTAACTCTTGTTCATCACTTTGCGAACCGTTGTCGGCCATGTCCATGCCATATAGACAGAGCCATTCATCGGTTGCGGATAAACAACGCCAGACTCCCACTCTTCCCCTTCGACATGGTGAGCCTCTTTCGGCTGATCCCAACCCATGCGACAGGAGATAGATGAGTCACTCATCTCAGTTTTGGATTCAAATCCAATTTTGTATTTAATTTTGTCCATTTGTGTTCCTGAAAGAAAAAGGGGGGCTAAATGCCCCCCTTCTCTCGTTGCGGTTTAACGCTTTGGGTCTAACGTAGTCCCTTGCGGGGCTTTGCTAGAAGTACCAACTCCCATCGGGCGCTGGTTCTTGCCAACAGAGGCAAGGCCCAGTTCCTTTAGGGAAGAGGTGATCTTCTGTTGATCAGAAAGACCCGACTTAACACCGACTCCTTGAGTTGACTGTGCCATAACGTATCCCCTCAAGCCGCCGAATCCCACATAACAACGCGGGCTTCAGATGCAACAGAGTGAATGAGGCCAGCGCCTCCCAAGTAGTACCAAGCGATCCCACGCGATCTACCGAAGTCGGTCGGAATTTTTCCGCGAATTTCTTCGGGGATAGCAACCGCTTCAGCAACCGTATCGGAGCCAAAGAAAATTGCCCAGTCCGACTTACCTCCAGACCATGCTCCAGCGGCAGTACCCATACCAGTGGCGGCTCCGCCCTTGATACGATACGTCTGCTCGACGAAACGAACACCTTCGTAACGACCAGTTTCACCATTACGGATCATCTGGAACCCGGTTTCGACGTACTGATTAATCGATTCCAAGTTGTTCTTTAGGGTGCGGAACGTGGTAGGCCATGCAAGACAGAAATAATCGTCGTTCTCGTAAGAACCGATATTCCGTTCTTTCATCACATCAACAATTGCTTTGATGTGATCCTTGCCTAACGCTACGTTGTTGGTGGTAGTTGCAGTACCGTTAGTAGTCAGAACAACCGTATCGGTTGACGTACCACCAGCAGTCGGCCCAGCAGGAACAACACGTAAAGGAGTTGTATCGATCTGGTCTGCAACCAAACCGTCTAACACCTGTGCCGCGTCTATCTTTAAGACCTTGTGGATTATCTCCTTGACCGGATGCTCAGACAAATCATCTAGTTTGGAGGTGAAAGGAATGCTGTTACCATATTCATTTATGGACATTGTTCCTTGCGTGATTGTGAAATTCGTTTCAGCAATCGCGGTGTTTTCGACTAAGACCGCACCACCAGTCGCAACAGTTGAATACACATTCCAATGGAAAGTGTCTCCCTTGTTGAGACCTTGATGAGCGGCATCTTTGACATCCGCGAACTGACGGAATTTAACAATCGGACGCAGGGACATACGCAATTCCTTGGACAGATTAAGGGAGTACATATACCCACCGAGGGTATTGGTTCCCCAGACTTGACCAGCCATGCTTATTTACCTTTGTTGATAGTTAAAGAAGAGATTAAGCGGGTTGATTCCTGCTTGCTCTCATTTCCGATATGATGTCGGAGTAAGTAGGCTCCTCTTCGTCTTCACCAATGATGGCTCTGACATTTTTAGGAGTTACTTCCTCCATATCCTGCTTGCGTTCTTGACGCACAACTTCCCTTGATCCTCCGCCCATCGTATCGACCTTAGCCTTCAACCAATCCTGCGCGTAAGACGCACACTCTTGCATGATGTCCCAAGGGTCTCGGGTGGGATTACTTTGGTAAAGTTCAGCAGAACGACGGTCAGCGACAGCAAGCATTCCTATGTCGGCGGCAATATCGGGATATTCACTATGGAACATCTCGACGGCTTGCTTCCGACGTATTTCATACCCGCGTTCTCTGGCCTGTTTCTCCTCTTCCCGCATTTCCGCCTTTGTACGCTCGATGATGCTATTAACATCAACTTGCGGAGTAGGCTTTTCTGCGGCGCGAATCTTTTTAAGCAAACTGCTTGCTTTACTTTCATCGCCTTGGAAAAGGGCATCGTGGTATTGCTCGTATAGAGCATCAGTCGCGTCCGAAGATGGCGATTGTTCTGTGCCAGCGTCCGAGGATGGCTGGCGGGTGTGAGCCTCTAGGTCAGACCTATAGGCATTCAATTTGACTTCATAATCTTCCAACTCTCGTTGGCGCTCTGAAGCCTCTTGAAGTCTTTTGTCGGCTGAAGAGTTCTTCTGGTACTGGGATAATACCTCCTCCCATTTAACGTCCACGGCTTCACCGTTGACTTTGGCAGTTGCGTACCAGTCCTCACCTTTTTTGACCAGTGGTACTGCGACTTGGTCTCCTACTTCGTCGGATATCGACTCTTCAACAAATGTTCCTTCTGTCTCGTGATCTTCGTGAACCCTCTCTGCGATTCTTTCTATTTCTGCTTGATGATTAGTGAGACTTACTTTTTTAACTGCGTCCACGTCCTTTTGGATAGCGTCCATGCTTACTCCCTGAACTCGTTAAGAGTTTCTTCTGCGTATTTTGCTTGGTTAATAGCCTCGTCAAGCCATGTCATGACTATCTGAGGCAACCTAGCGCGAAATTGAAGTTCCCTGATGGCCTCTTCTTCGCAAGGCTCTATATTTATCCACGCATCAAAGGCTTCTTGTTTGGCCTTGAGCGCTCTGCCAGCAATGAACTTGCCAACAGGGGACTTCAAAAATTCTTTTGTTTGAAGGCCAAGACGGGCCTCCGCAATTAACAACTCAGTCTCATCCATCAATTACTACCCTTCAGCGCCGGGAATTTTCCCGTACTTATCATTCATTAATACATCAGACATCTGTTTTCCTTCATCATTCCCGGGGGAAACTCCGATAGAGGCGTCCTCCTCCAAAAGCATCTTGTGAACAAGCGCCTCCTTCTGAAGAATTAATTCACCACGGGCAATGTCGTTCTTCTCCGCCTTTATACGGGCTTCGATTACGCCGACTTGCTGTTTCATAATGTCACCGCGTTCACGGGCGTCAGTGGAAATCTGGGTAGACGTAATGTCGCCCAGAGCCTTCTCTTTTGCCGCCTGTACCTCGGACTGACCTTTGATCTGTGCAGATAGGATTCTGGCTTCAGCATCGATCTGTTTCGCCGCGCCCTGATCCATTAGTTGCTGGACAGCGCCACTCAACTCTTCGATCTGGCCTACGAGCATATCGATACGGGGCTGTTCTTCCTCGGCAACAAACCGCTTCCCGTCTTTATATCCAAGAGCGCCAAAGACTTCCTTGGTTATCTCGCCTTGGTTTAGGAAGTTAATCAGGTCTGGGTTAATCTCTCCCATCGTCCTAATGCCGAGAAGAAGTCTTTCAATCTTCTTGACTGGATCGGTTGCGCCTGTCCCCACGTTTACGCCGACGGTCATCTCATGGCGTAGAAGGTTGTCTGTATCCGGGCCGGTATACTTCTGATAGAAACCCGGCTCTTGCTTATTCTCTTGCTCCGCCCTGTTAGTCGCGACCTGAAGGACAACCTCATCGGTCTCGTAGTACTGCTCAAGACGGATTAGTTGCATGATGACAGGCTCAATCCATGTCTCGGCAAATGTCCGAATCATGTACTCAATCATTGAGTTGGCATTTGAAGAAAGCATCTCCATCCCGCCAACCGTTTCATTCATCATGCGATTACTTTGGACACTTCCTTGGGAGAAATTTCCAGCAATATCATCGAAGTCAATGTTCAGCCGATCCTGCTCTTCGTAGGCGCTCGCTGTAACATCAGGCGTGGCAATAACGGCCACGTCACTGTGCGGGTCGTCCATCATCACAGAACCACCCGGGACACTTCTTTTCAGAGCGTGTATATCTATATTCGCGCTTCTACGGATGTGGTAACGCTTGTTGAGAACCAATTGGACGTTATCTGTCCTTTGGTTTGCTATGTCGTTAGCCGCTGTCTGCAAGTCTTGAGTAAGTTCTACCAAGGACGTGGGGTAAGTACGATGCGCCTCAATAACAGTCCCACCCATAACATAGGGGCGTTCCCCCTCTCTTAGATGTGGGTAGGCATCGCGTAACGGCTTTGGATCAGTTAACAGATGCTGAGTACCAGCAGTGTAGTAAATCCAATCCTCTCCATTCTTCCTGACAATATTCTTGTGAATAAAGATTGTCTGGTATTCAGAGATACTTTCCTGTCGATCCGTTAGAGGGTCTTGCCGTTTTCCCTGTCGGGTTTGGCGGGTTGAATCAAACGCTGAACGTCTTGAAGACTCAAGAAGTTCGCCAAGTTTCAACCGCTTCCACTTAGGCTCACCCGTCTTCGGGTCAATATTTTTCATCCGCTCCATAACGTCTTGGAGGTACATGGGTATGATCTCAATCACAAAAGGAGATGTTCCAATTGGATCAAGCCAGTCTGCGGCTGGATCAATTCTGAAATTCTCAGCCGCTATCAACCGAATATACGGACAGTCTTTTACAATCCGCTTCTCTTCGATCACATCTTCCAACTCGTTCCCTTCTTCGTCCAGAACTGGATTTCCATTTTCGTCAAGAACGGCTTCCCTAGTCTTTATCTTCTCTTCCTTGTACTCCCAGTATTGGTGGGAGACGACGGTTCCGAAAACAAGTGCTTCTTGATATGCCGCAACTAATGTCTGGAACCACGGAATTGTTTTTGTCAGTCGATACTGAAGGAGATGCTTCAGTATGGTGGCCGATGCTCTCTGCTCCTCATCTGAGTCGTTCTGCGGGTAAACCGATACAACGTCTTCAGTCGCAAAAAAGGCCGCTGTGACTGCGGCCTCGTTGGTTCGTATTGCAGATCGTGTCTTCGGCCTGAATAGCCGGGATCGATGTTGGTATTGTGAACCGTGGTACTTTGATCCAGACGGGTGCTTCGATTGAAACAAGGAGATATTCCTATCCCATTGGCGTCGATAGTTTGCATCAAGATAGGAGGTGGATGACTCATACGCATCCTGCGCCAGTTTTAACCAAGGCGACCTTTCTCCATCTAGATTAATAGGGACATCGTTATTCATCAAATTTAACCTCACCCATAACGTCCCGCTTCAGATTTTCAAGTTCGGTTGGGATGGCTCCCCCACGGGTTACCTTAGCCCGCTCCAGTAACTCACCGGCCCA